AATCGTTGAATAAATATGTTGTAAAAAGAGCTTTTCGAGATAAATTCACTTTCATTCATTATAGTGTTGCAGATTCATATGAATCAAATGACGCAGAACGTGTAATATATTTACAAGATGAAGGTTTCTTGAATAAGGAACTTATAGATAAACAAGAAGATTTAAAAGGACCGGTTCATGTTGGAGGAGGGTATTACGAACTTCCAAATGGCGAAAAGATGAAGGGTAAAGATGCCGCTCTGGAAGCTTTAAAACAGCTAGAGCAAGTTGGTGAATGAATATGATGCTTGATGTTGTGAAGAAAGCGGTACGTGTCTCACATAATGCTCTTGATGATGAACTTGAAGATTTAATTGAAGCATCTCGATATGATTTGAAGTTATCTGGTGTTTCTCATCTCAAGGCAAATGATGATACTGATCCTCTAATTAAAAGAGCAATTATTACGTATGTAAAAGCTAATTTTATTTCAGACGCAAAAGAGGCAGAACGTTTTTTAGCATCTTATAACATGCTTAAGAATCATCTAACTTTAGCGGGTGACTATAAATGAATGACATTTTACTATTCCCAGTAATAATAATTACTAAAGATGAATTAGGACAAGTTGAGGAAAATGAAGTATTTAGTAGACAGGTATTTTGCAAGAAAAAATCCGTTCCTCAATCAGAATTCTTTCAGGCTGGACAAAGTAACATCAAGGCTAGTCATATATTGATTGTTCATGTCTGGGATTACCAGGATGAACGAAAAGTGAGGTACCGAGATAAAGAATATAGCATTTACCGCACGTATGAAAGAGACGATGAAAAAATCGAACTTTATTGTGAGGTGAAAGCAGGTGTCTAATATTGATACTCTTGCAAATGATATCGCTAGAGAATTGCAAAGATACGCTAACCTAGTAGAAGAAGATATAGAAGATGCTAAAGAAAAGGTTGCGACTGATCTTGTGAATGAATTAAAACAAAAAAGTCCTAAGAAAACAGGAAAGTATGGTAAAGGCTGGCGGAAAAAGAAGGATGGCAGTGCAATCATTGTTTATAACGCATTGAAACCACAACTTACACATTTATTGGAAAAGGGACATGCTAAAGCAAATGGTGGCCGTGTAGCAGCTAAGGTTCACATTGCTCCGGCAGAAGAAAAAGCAATAAATGAACTAATTGAACGTGTCGAAAGGGCGATTCAACAATGACATTAGGTGAATTAAAGAAAATCCTTGATGCTACAGGTTATCCTGTGGCTTATTCACATTTCACAGCAACGCCAACTAATCCGATTCCAGCGCCACCTTATATTTGTTATCTTGTGGACGGATCAGCGAATTTAATGGCTGATAACAAGGTATATCACAAGATAAATAACTTAAGTATCGAGCTTTATACAAATAAAAAAGATTTAGTTGCTGAAGCAAATCTTGAAAAAATCCTAGACAATTATGAGATTCCTTATGAATCGTATGAGGTTTTTATTGAAACTGAAAACCTATTTCAAAAAAATTATGAAACGAGGTTGATATAAATGAGTGAGAACAAAGTAAGTTTTGGATTGAAAAATGTTCATTATGCAACATATGAAACAAAAGATGGGGTAGTTACATTTGGAACACCAATGCCAATGCCTGGTGCGGTTGAACTAACAAATGAACCACGCGGTGATTTAATTGAATTCTATGCTGACGATATGCTTTATTACTCAGCAGATAATAACCAAGGTTATGAAGGAACGTTAAATATTGCACTCCTTCCGGAGCAATTTGTAATTGATGCATTAGGCGAACAATTAGATGAGACAGATGGTGTATTAAATGAGTTGGCCGATGCAAAAGGTAAACCATTCGCGTTGTTATTTGAGTTTGATGGTGATGTGAAAGCAACTCGTCATGTCATGTATAACTGTTCAGCGAGTCGTCCTAATATTTCATCGAAATCAAAAACGAATTCAGCTGAACCGAATACAAACGAGCTTAAATTCGTCGCGAGCCCAATTATTCTAGCAACTGGTGGTAGACCGATGGTTAAGACAAAGACAACTTCTAAAACTACACCGGCAATTCATGATAATTGGTACAAAAAGGTTTATGTAAAAACACCAACAGCACCAAAAGGAGCGTAATTAGATGGAAAAAACAATTGTAATAGATGGTAAGCAAGTTCGACTAAAAAGTACAGCAGCAACTGTTAAGCGTTACAAAGCGCAATTTAGACGTGATTTGTTTGCGGATATGATGGCTTTAGGAGCAATTGGTACATTTACACCACAAGATGGTTCCCAGCCTTCTATTGACCTCTCTAATGTAGATTTAAAGAAAATAGATTTTGAAGTTATTTATGATTTAGTTTGGCTATATGCTAAAACTGCTGATCCGAATCTTCCGGATCCAATTACATGGTTAGACGGATTTGAAGAGTTTCCTATTTATGAAATCATTCCAGAGATTAACGATATGATTCAAAGTACAATGGGTGCAAAAAAAAACTAAAGAAAAGTAATGAAGAGCAAGGGACTTTCAGTGATGAAGAATTCACCACTGATTTGTTCCTTGCTCTTTGTTATAAATCGAAATTAACGAGTTGGGATTTAGAAGTAATGACAATAGGTGATTGCTTTGATTACATTGCTGAATTTGCTGAAATGGAGAATCCAGACAAAGAAAAAACTCGTAAAGCAAATCAAAAAGACTTCGATTCGTTCTAGGAAAGGGGTGAGATGATGGCAGGAGGAAGAATTAAAGGGATTACGATTGAAATTGGTGGTGAAACTACCGGACTTCAAAATGCGTTAAAAGATGTTAATAAGCGAAGTAATGATTTAACCAAAGAGCTTAAAGATGTTGAACGATTATTAAAATTTGATCCAGGTAATATTGAAGCTTTAGCTCAAAAGCAACAGTTACTGACTCAGCAAATTGAAAACACCACACAAAAGTTAGATAAATTGAAGGCAGCGGAACAACAAGTCCAAGCACAATTCCAAAACGGAAAAATTTCCGAAGAGCAATATCGCGCATTTAGGCGTGAAATTGAATTTACAGAAGGATCGCTTAATGGTCTGAAGAATAAGCTTGGAAACATGAAGGCGGAGCAAGATAGTGTAGCAAGCTCAACAAGACAGTTAGAAACATTGTTTAGCGCTACTGGAAAAAGTGTTGATGATTTTGCGGGAGCATTAGGAAATCGTCTTGTGAATGCAATTCGAAGTGGAACGGCTACTAGTAAGCAGTTAGATCAAGCAATTGGAATTATCGGACGAGAAGCATTAGGAACAGAAGCTGATATTGAAAAGTTACAACGTGCGCTTCGATCTGTAGATGCTGGTAACTCGATTCAACAAGTACGAAACGAACTAAGAGACTTACAACAGGAAGCTGGCAAAACAGAGAAAAAGTTTGAAGGATTAAAAATAGGATTAGAAAATGTTATAGGTGGAATGGCAGCTGGTGGCGGTATTGCAACCGCTATTGAAAAAGCAATGGATATGTCAAGTCTACAAACAAAAATTGATATCACATTTGATGTTCCAGAGTCTTCGGAAAAATCAGTGGAAGAAGCTATTAGGGGTGTTAGTACTTATGGTATTGACGCTGAAGAAGCATTAGAAGGTGTTCGCAGACAATGGGCATTAAATAAGGATGCTTCTGATGAAACAAATGCCGCTGTGGTTAAAGGGGCAGCGACTATTGCAGCATCTTACGCTGGAATTGATTTTAATGAACTTATACAAGAAACCAATGAGATTGGTGCAACGTTAGGTATTACTAACGAGGAAGCATTGGGATTAGTTAATACATTATTAAAAACAGGATTTCCACCAGAACAATTGGATATTATCGCTGAATATGGGGATCAGATGGTTCAAGCTGGATTTTCAGCGAAAGAAGTCCAAGGAATTCTGTCTGCAGGAGTCGACACTAAAAGTTGGAATATCGATAATCTTTTGGATGAAAAATTGTCCCTATGAGTGGTGACATTCATAGAAAACTCCTTTAATTCAGTGAAACTCTCAAATGAGACAATACTGAGCGAAGCCTTTAACAAAGGAACGTGCAACGACTAGCTGAAAAGCGTAGGGTGTAAGTTAATGACATCCGAAATGGGGAGCATCTTATATAAAAGATGATGATATAGTCTGGTCTGTATAGTGATATACAGAAGTTCATAAAAGAACTGGCAGGATGTTGCGAGTCCTGTTGAACATATCGGGTGTTAAAGAAGGACGTATCAAAATGGCTGAGTTTGGGGCCGGTGTAGATAAGTCTATGCAAGAGGTTTTAGATAAAACAAAGATTTCGGCAGATCAG